GGGCGTTATGAAATACCACCGACATGCCATGATCAAGTTGGTCTTGAAGCCACGTCAGAACAACATTCTTAGCCATGTTGCCCCCGCCTTCATGGGCAATAGGAAGATATGCGCTCCAATTAGTAGCAGCAACGGCTACTCCAATGAGATTTCCGTCATTTCGTGTCCAACCAGGCCCCAAGTCTCGTAAGTGGGGATCTCTGGTCTCTACGTCTACGGCGATAATTTTCTCGCTTGATAGATCAGGCAGATGACTTGGTGGCGTCCAGACCTTTTCGTCAAATAGATCTTCACGCATTTTGCTGCGACAACGCCGCCCAGAGTGCTGTATATGCGGAGGCATCTATTCCATCATCTTCATTAGGTGCTCCGCGCTCATCCCTGGCCACCTTCAACAAGACCATGCAAAAAGCTACGTCAGAAGGTGATACTTTGGCTCCCAAGTATGTGCTCCATAACTCCGATGTTCTCTTATGCAACTCCACATAATCCCCGTGCTGTTCCGCCCTCTGACCAGAAACAAGGGAAGCGGCCTCTGTTAAAATTTCATCTGGGGTCATATGTCATAGGCCCTGTTTGTTTGAGGATAAAGAATATGAAGAGATTCTTTTGCTCTCGTAACAGCTACATAAAATACCCTGTGTTCCGTTGAGGGGTTTCTGTTGTATTCCCGATAGGCAGCGTAGGAGAGATCAGGAACAACAATTATATTGTCAGCTTCTCCCCCCTTCATGGAATGTATGGTGCTAATCTTAATACGAGGGTTCCTTACGTTATCCCCTCTTTTTAATGCATTGAGAATATAGTTTTTCGTATCCAGGTCAATCTTCCCTAGAGCTCTATGCCATCTCATGGAACTGTCCGCCAGCAGTCCTAAATTGGTTGAAGCATATTGCATTGTATGGGCTTCTTCTTCATTTAGGCTTGTGAGGTTATTTGACCGTGGACCAAAACCTTTAACGAACCCTTCCCCGACCTTCATGAAGGTATAAAGGTTCCTGATTTTTGTGGGGGCTAGAGGTTGTCCCTTACACCATGATTCCCAATCCATAATTGCTTCATACGTTTTCAGATGGATGCTGGGGTGGCCGTTCCGACTGTAGACCCATCCCTCATTACGCAACTCCGCGGCGTAGTGAGATGCAATCCTGTTGGTTCGAGCCATCAGACACCATTCTCCTTCCTGAAGAGGAATGTCCCAAAGGTTCTGATGATACCGTACACTCCCTTCATCTTTCGTTGGATACCAATCTTTGGGCGCCCGGTCATCAATCTGATTGACAATGGACTGTGCCTGTTCCCACACGGACACTGGTACACGATAGGACTGATTCAGTACTGTTTTCTTTTCTGTCGCATTCAGGAAGGCCTGAACGTCAGCACCTTGAAAGTTCATGATGGCCTGATCGTCATCCCCAGTGAACACCTGTATGCGAGGATTCTTCCGCAGTACATCGACCATGGACCATTGAAGGGTTGAAAGGTCTTGAGCCTCATCCACAAACAGGGCTTCAATATCAGGGCAGACATCAGCCAAAATAAAATTCTCGATCATGTCCGTGAAATCAATCTTCCTGTAGACTTGCTTATAATTTTCGTAAGCCCTCACCAATCGTCGTAGTTCCACGAAATTAAGATGGTAGTCTCCCTGTGACCTATACATCTCTTCCAGATCAATCTTTTTGCTCCGGGACAAGTGATAGAGGTTCATGTAAAAATCACCTGTGGAAATACCCAGGGTATCAAAATCCGTTTCGATATTAGAATTCCTGGATCCAAAAGGAATGCCTACCGCATCCCCTATGATTTTTAAATCCTTTGCTCCAATAACATCATTTGGACTGTAGCCCCCAGCCCGATAAGCCATGGAATGAAGTGTCTGAAAGAAAGGCAAGTCCTTCTCCTCAAGCCCCCAATCTCGTCCTACCCGTTCCCGACTTTCTCTTGCAGCCTTACGTGTAAACGAAACACAGGCGATCCTCTGGGGGTCGATGCCCTCTTCTACACAGTTACGGATACGGTTGGAGTTCGTCTGGGTCTTTCCAGTTCCTGGTGGACCAAGAATGGTTTCATGTTGTTCTGTCAAAACGGTGGATCCTCTGGTTCAAAGGTAACTTCTGGAAGATCTACTTCTCCGCGGTTCATTTCTGGTACGTACCACACGCGAACAGATTTCCATCGGTCCTGATTATCCTTAAACCGATATGTCTTATCGGCCTCTACGCCGCCGTTAATTTCTTTCAGGCGCTCAGTGATCTGTCCCCTCGTGTAGAGGGTGAAATTGTTACGCTTCAGAAATTCCTGCAACGCGCTCAGTTTGAAATACGTGAGACCCTCTTCTGTCCACGGCTTGCCCGTCAGGAGTTCTTCTGGGCTATGCGCCGCGATACGTGACGTACAAAACGACTCCATAAGTTCCACGAACAATCCTTTTTGGGTCAACTCCTCTGGAACGGTAATGCGAGTTGCATTCTCCAGAAGCGTGTCTATGAGGTCGCGCCAATCCCCCTCCTTCATCTTGGCCGGCATCTTGTACATCTGTTCCATGCAAGCACGTTGAAACTCAACCTGCATCTGCAATTGCTTGGTTGAAAGCTCCAGCCTCGACCCGTCCACATTGACGAACCACACTGGAGGCTCCGACTCCACTACCGTCAATCCACCTACAATTGGATGGGAGTTATGAAATCCAATCCCGAACTTGCGGCTACGACAAAGAGACTTATTGCAATGGCTATGCAAAGGTTCCTGTTTGCAAGTGTAGACGTACTCCTTCTTCTCTAACTGTTCCTGTATTACGACAATTTCCTTGGCCGGAAGCGGCGGAGTGCAATGCTCTCTGTTATGTTTCTCCAGGAGCTCTTTCCAATCATTTGGCGCACACTTCCTATAGTAGATGCCCACATTAAGGAGTGTTGTATTGCGGCCACCTTCTGGAATGCCAAACTCCGTTAATTGTTGGCAGCAAGGTGGACCGTCAGATAATAATCCCTTATCCGAACCTAGTGATATGGAAGCAAGGGTTTTTGCTGATATTCTGAATTTCTTTGCTAACGCCAGAAACTTTTCCAGAGTCAATCCGTCGCCATCATCTTTCAAGGCATATCGTGTTGTATGCTTCGCATTCTGATAGGGAAGATTTATAAAGTTCCCGACATCTCCCCGGTCTGCTCGAACCTCTTCCTGTTTAGGAAATATCTCGCAGTTACCCCAGCCTAGAACGGCAGCGAACTCCGCTAATCTGTCGCGCACTTCGGCAGCGGCTACCTTCTCCGATAAGAACAGAAACAGGTGGGCGCCGCCTGACTTTGAGCGGCACATGATCAACGGAAGTTTGAATCTCTTGACCTTCGCCAGAAGAGCGGTGAGGTCAAGGTTGTAATCATCTATATCCAATGCGCCAAAACTGCATCGGCTTGTCTCGTCAATTGGTATCGACCCAACACCAAGTTTCCCGTCCAAGTGGTTTTGAACGAGTTCAACGGTCAACGGCTCATGGACAATCTGATAGTTCGCCTGAGTCTTGCCATTCCGGGCACGATCCAGAACGGATGTTTGTCCGTGGGCCTTACCGTATCCTTCAAATAATTGAAGAAATATCTCTGCCAAGCTCTCCATATGGAAAATGGCCCCCTCGCGTGCAGACGAGGGGGCCGCAGTCCTTCTTAGAACGGCACTTCGTCAGAGGACTGATCTTCAATTGCCCGTTCAGATACGGGGGGAGCAATCTGCAATTCCCCACTCCGAATGCTGGCATGAAGTTCTTTGCAATCGTTATAAGCCTCAAGACTACCGACCCGTTCACCTATGCCAATGGACCAAGAATACCAACTTCCTTTATCGTTCCCGTCCTCAATCGACTTCAAAGTATACATATTGGCAAATGACGGGAGTGTTGAGCCATTATGTTTCTGCATGGCAATCAGGGTGATCCACTTGCGCGACACTTTCAATTGTGTCTTTTTCATGTCAACAATCGCACTTTCCAATGACCCATCTTCATGCACGATTTTGATATAATGTTGCGCGGTTCTGACCAGTTCATTGCCGTTTGGCAAGACTTCCATACCACTATCTTTGTCCCGAACTGCTCTACGGACATCGTCACTGTCGGAAGATAGTTCTCCTACAAATCCACCACCAGCTGATCTTGGAACAAACTCCAGCATCTTCTGAGCGAAATGTACCGGCAACACTGAAACGCCTTTATCCGCATCCCATACCTTGTTTGTTACGGTATTGAAGATATCGCCCTG